AGCCCGAGAAGCTCTTGTGCTTCTCCTTGCTTGCTCTCTATGTAAGAAAGCATGTCCTTCGAGTTTTCCCGCTTTTTTTGTGCGCACAAGCGCGCACTCTCCGGGTCTTCCTTTACGACTTTCTTGACGGTCGCGTCCGAAACGTCATTCAGCTTTGCGGCTGCACGGTAGCTTTGGAGCTGTACATAGTCCGCAACGATCTTCTTTTTTTGTTTATCTGTCAGCCTCCGTGCGCCCACCGCCACCACCTCTCTAAACTCACGCAAAAGAAAAACCGCCCGGAAATCCGAACGGTCAGAATATCAAAATAAGAGGCTTTGCTTGTCGGGTTCAAAGCCTCTGCGTCCAGAACTTTCGCGGCCGGATGCCCCGCTATTGCACTCCCCGCTCTCGTCAGATCATGCAAGCACTCCCGGCAGGGCTCGAACCTGCAACATGCGGTTTTGGAGACCGCCGCTCTACCACTTGAGCTACCGGAGTATAAAACACCGCCCTTGGACTCGAACCAGCCAGCAATATCTCAGCTGACACGCGCTCCGTACTGCGCTCAGGCGGCCATATAAAACAGCCCGTCGGGAAGTCTACTTACACCCTCGGGGATTCAAAGCTCTCTCGTGGCACGGGAGGTTAAGCGTGCAGCTTTGTGGGGGATGAGTCCATGCGCCATACGGTGCGAGGTTACGGAGTCGAACCGTTCCACAAAACTGCCAGCCCCGTTATGTGGCTTCCCAAACCTCGCATAGAAGCAGCCCGCAAAACGGTGAAGGAGAACAGGAAAGCATGAAAACCTGTCACAAGGAAGGAACCGTTTCGGAGGCTGCGTGGCAAGCGGCTACCGCTTAGCGCTGAACCGCTTATTAGAATTTTACATCCAAGCTTGCAGACTTGAAAAGAGCTGACCCCTTCCAAAATCACGCTGTGTTTTCTTGTGCATGTTGTACACTTTGCACGTCAGAAAACTCGTCCCATATCTCGGCCAGGGCCATACATCCGCGTTTGATTCGCCGGTAGACCACATCTGCCCCGCACACGCCGACTTCTTTTGCGATTTCCTTGTGAGATTTTCCTATGACATAGTGCTCGCAAATCGCTTCGGCGCATTCCGGCTCGGCCATCAGGCAGTATGCCCGCCGGGTGGCCTCAACACGCAAATTGCACAGGTCCGTCTCCATCCTCTGAAGCTGTCGGCGTTCGGTGTCCAGCTGCTCTACAGCAAAGCCCACCTTGTCCCCATTGCCACCGCCCGCAGGCATCCCACTCAGGCTCTGGGTGCATTTTTCGGCCACGTCCCTGATACGCTGTATTTTTTGCTTCTGGGCTTCGATAGCTGCCGCAAGGTCGCGGCATTGCTGGAACCACGCCTTGACGGTGCGGTAATCCACGCCGCTGTCAGGCTTTGGTGTGTCGGTGTCAGGTGTCCATGTGCGAGTCATGTTATCAGCCTCCCATCTCCGGGTCGGGGCACTCCCAGTAGTAGTCCTCGAATGTAATTTCACGATTTATAGTCGTTTTTCCGTTTACAACCTCAATTTCTTGGTTAAACTCCATTCCGCGCTCATATCCATAGAGCCTAAAATCAAGACCATATTGTTTTGACATTTCTTCGTATGGCTCAGATTCAAATGCCCATGCCGCCTGCACTGGCAGAACGATAATGTCTTTTCCGTCCTTTGCGCCAAAAAAGAAATCCTTTCCACACTTTTGAACAAAGTTTCTTCTAGTTCCGGCAATGTATGCTTCTTGCTTTACGCAAACATGAAGCTCGTCATCATCGTAGGTATAGGAAACGCCGCTTTCGTATTTTCTGAAAATCGGAGCATCATAAAGTGGCTTGCCTTCCTCAACGTCAGGATTCCATACAGCCACACATTCAGTGAGCCACTTTACGACATTTTCTTTTTTTCCTCGGACTTTCAATTTTCCTTCGCACCAGTTTGGCACAATTCATTCCTCCATTTCTTCAATCTCAATTTCCACTCTCGGGTTTTTCCGGTCGAGCTCCACCCGGCTGCCATCGTGGGAGGCAACAATCTTGCTGTTGTCGTCCTCCAGCACGCGGGCTTTAACCAGAATGTCAGTTGTAGCTTCGATGAGGTTTGCCAGATCGACCCGGCGGGCTGTCTTCATGTAGTACACGCACCTCACGTTCACACGGGCAGAGATAGGGCTGCGCGGCCTTTTGATTTGCCGCAGGCAGTCCGTCTCATAATCCACGTAAGCCTTGCTAGGAGCCACGAAGCGCCCGCCTGAGCGGCTTTTAAGGATGCGGGCAGAGTTTTTCTTGGTGCGTGGGTCGCCGTAGAGGGTCATGTGCATCATAGCTCACCCCACTGTTCAGCCATTGCTTTTGCGATTCCCGGAAATGTTTTGGCTCTGTTCTTCGCCCGATCAGCCGTAAACATCCCCTTATTTTTCACATCGTGCTTATGACTATACGAGCCGGACGGACACCATGTAGCAACAGGCTCTACAATGTTAATTGGGGTCAACGGCGGCAGACCCTTGAGCCAAAGACAGGTTTTTTTGGTGTATGGGTGACCAAACTGATACGGCTGAACGCTCTGCGCATACTTCGGCAGGCAGAATACCCGGCTTGGCACTGGGTTCTCTATGCAAATCTGTGGAACATCTGCCCACCAGAAACGCATGAACAGGTCTCGGCCTTGAATACCAAGCATCACACGGTCTGCCTGAAGCTCATGCCCTTTCCAAAGATGCCTTGCCCCGGCGTTGCTTAGATAAGTGCAGGGCGGGTGAGCAATGAGCAAATCCCACTTCCCAACTTCATGCGCCACGCCGTCCATCGTAACGATTTGCCCCCCCCTCAGAGCCATTAGAGCATCTCCGAGGATATGCCATTCAGGATGCCCACCGGACGGCTCCTGAATGTCGCAGGAGTAGGCTTCGTGGCCTTTTGCCCGAAATGCCTTGCAGACTTCCTGCGATTCCTCACAGGCGATAAGCACTTTCATCTGTCCGCTCCTCCGTTCGCTCCCATGTACTTCTTGCGGCCCCGCTCCCGGTGGCGGTCCTCGTAATCGTAGTGGTAGACCTTGCCTGTGTCTAGCATCTCTCTGGTGTAAGCGGCTTCCGCTTCCCGCTGTCGCTTGAACTCGGCGTACTTGGGGCATGTGTCGTGGCATACCGGGTGCCGTGCAGGGCAGTCTTTACACGGCGTCATTGTCATTTTTGCATGCCTCCTTCTGATTTTTGCATCTGAAAATCACTACCATGGACGGAAAGGGTGCAGAATTTTTTTGTCCGCCAAATTTTAACCGGCCACAAACAAAGCGCACCTCATGCTTTTGGTAGATGAAATCATGAAACCACTTTGTGTCTGTTCTGGCCGGAAGCAGCATCACCACCAGAGCGTGAGCCTCAGATGCTTTTTGCACCCACTTGCCTATTTCTCTTCCGTATGGCGGATTGCAAAATACTCGCTCGCCGTCCCAGCTCTGAACCAAACCATCTTGTTCTTTTGTGAAAAACCTGGCACATTTGTGATTTAGTTCATCCGCACATGGGTCAAGTGTGAAGTGAAATTCTTCATTCAGCCCGTCAAAGAAATCCTGAGGAGTTGACCATTGGTCTGTAACGCTACTAAACATTACGTCTGTGTTCATCCAACGCCTCCGTCCTCACCGGTTTGATGTCCCGATATTCGGGGTAATGGTCGCCCGCCAGCTGGCAGGCCCGGAACTCTGCCGCAAACCGGCTTGCGGTATTGATGCGGTATGTAAGCGCCGCGTTCCCGTGCGGGCCGCTGCACTCTACGATGACTTTGTATCTAGGCATTTCGTCCTCCGTTCTGGTTTGCCTGCCCAAGAAGCTTTCTTTCTTTCCTGGACTTGAGTATCCGGGTGCGGGCAGCAAGGCAGTGCTTCGCCAGCATCTGCTCACCCTGGGCCTTTTCGACGGCCTTTTTCCACGCCGGGAGCAGCTGGCTCTGCCAGCTGCACTCCGAAATCACCTCGTGGAATGTCTTATAGGCCATCTTATCCGGCACATCCTTGAGCGATGAGTTCGCCCAGATCTCCGCGATACTTGCGCGGTTCTCTGCGGTCTGAGGCCGTCCAAAATAGGCTTCAGCGTCCGCAAGAAGCTTTGTCATCATCTCCACTGTCACGGTTTCACCCCCTTGAAAATATTTGCGTATGCTTCTGCGGTGCTTTCTGTGGCTTGTTTCCCGCGAGGCTGCTCTTGTCGGCGCTGCTCATTCGCTGCCACGTCCCCCGGGGTGCGTATCCGGTCCCGCTGCCAGCCAGACAGGATGCCGTTGATGTAGTTCCACGAGCGTTTCCCAGCCTCTGCGGCCTTGTCGATCGCCAGCAAAATCATCTCCGTGCTGTACTCCTGCCGCCATTTTTGCAGTTTTTCCAGCGCCGAACGCGGGAAGTCGCCGATAGCCCGCTGGTAATGCTGAACGATTTTTGATAACTCCATATCAACGGCGGCGGTGTTATCGCGCTTTACAACATCTACATCCCCATCTACATCTACATCTCCATTTACATCTACATCTACAGTTATTTTTGTTATGTCGTCATTAACATTGTTATCGTTTGTTATTTTTGTTATGTCGTCAGGCTTTCCCCAGCGCTTTGCCATACCGCGTTTTCCGGCGTTGCTGCGTTTCTTGCGAGTTTCATCCCATTTTTCAGACGCCCGTTTTACGTCGCTGCACATAAATTTCCAGTTGCCCCGCATCCCACGGTCTGAAAATTCGGGCTCTTCTCCGGTTTTGGCATACCGTGCAAGAGCTCGCATCAACTGCCCAACCTCTGCGTCGGAGTATTCTTCCAGCGCGTCGAACCAGCTCAGATACGCCACAAATGACTTTTTATCGTCCTGCGCCACTCAATCACCTCCTTTACACGCCCGTATAGCCAGATAGCGCAGCTCTCGGTTTAGAACGGGAGGTCTTCGCTGTCGTCGATGACCGAAAAGTCGTCTGCGCTGCCCTGCGAATACTCCGGTACGTTCTGAGACTTCTGCGAGGTGTTGTGAGCGGCGTTTGCTTCGCGCACATGATTTTCCGTCTGCTGGTCGAAATCGCGCACAGCGGGCTTCTCTGCGGCCTTTCCGCCGCAAAAGCTCACCTGCGACGCAAGAACCTCGGTGGCTGTGCGGTTGTTGCCGTTCTTGTCCTGGTACTGACGGGTCTGCAAGCTGCCTTCGATGGCGATCATGCTGCCCTTCTGGAAATACTTACAGACGAACTCGGCGGTCTGCCGCCACGCGGTGACGTCGATAAAATCGGCCTTGCGCTCTTCGCCCTGCCGGGCAAAACTGCGGTCAACCGCGATGCGGAAGCTGCACACGTTGGTGCCGCTCTGGGTGGTCTTGAGCTCCGGGTCGTAGACCAGACGACCCATCAATGCTACGATGTTAAGCATGAGACATTCCTCCATCTTCTTTCGGCTGTTTCTTTGCGCATTCTACGCAGAGTATACGCCCATATTTTGCCTTGCTTCGTTCTGCCGCCTGCTCAGCAGTCATCTTTTTCCCGTCCTTGGTTTTGATGCCGATGATTTTCTTTCCGCAGCAGGCGCACACCGGGGCGGGAGTGGCCGGAGGCGGGGTGTACTTGGTGGATTCATCTTTCCAGTACACATTCGCGCCGATTCCAAGCGCCTTGCAGGCCACGCTCTGGGCATCCGTGTACGCTTTTTTGTAAGCGTCATCATCCGTTCGGAGCCCCGTTGACTCCAGCACAATCAGCATAGAGCCGCCCACTCCGGGGATGGGGGCGCTCCACGCTTCCCCATCATCCTGCCTGACGTACAGATTCGTAAAGCACTGCACGACAACTTCGCCCTTTGCTCCGGTCTTTTCCTCGAACACCGGCGGGTCGAACTTCCAGCCCGTACCAGCCGGGCCAAAAAGCTCAGTCAGCTTCTTGATGCGCCACATGGGGTTAATGTCGGTCTTGCCCTTCAGACGGCCCGCTGCGATAGGCTTCTGGGCGTCTTTTGGGACTTCCCGGCACTGCTCGTAAATGGTCATTTTATCCATGATTGTATGTCACCTCATCCATCCCGTGTACCCGGCACAGATCTGCCAGCCGCCCAAGACCAGAATTGTAGGCCGCCTCAATGTTGCCCATCGCGTCATCTAACCCGCCGGTCTGGGTGGAGCTGATAAGCGGGAAGGCGTTTGACTCATCTGCCAAAGCAACTACGGTTTCCAGCGCCGAAGCGGCTGCGCCGAGGCTGTACTCTGCATCCGAAATGGCTTTTGCATATCCCGTCGGAGACATTCCATAATCTAATCTGTCCGGATAAAAACGGTCTTCCGCGTCGGTCGCAAGCATCATCTGGCTTACGCTCATCAAGAGGCTTGCGCATTTCGTAAGCTCTGTTGCTGCCCGATGCTTGAGCGCAAGATTCCATTCAGGGACGCTGACTGCATACCGCAGAACCGCTTTGCGGCGTTCCTTTTGCTCTAAAGTCATGTACGTCACCTCTGGTAAACCTTCTGCCGGTGCTCGTCCATAACGACGTACAGACGGCCCGGCTTTTCTGCTGCCAGCTGGTCGGCGTACTGGATGCCCGCCAGCGTGTTCGGCATGGGGATTTCGTTGACAAAACGCAAATCCGCGTCAAAGATCTGTACCGTGCTCACCTTTTTCTTCTCCTTCTTCTGGTGGATGTGCGCCATCCGGGCGGGCTGGTTCATGTCCCACCGCTGCTCGAGCCAGCGCTTGTTTTTGCCATTCATGTTTATCTCCCTCTTGTAACGATTCCCCATACCCACCCTCCGCGTCTGTTCATGCTGTTTCATGAGCTGCGGCGACCGAATGGGCACTTACAGAGTCACAATGACGCGCTTTGAGTCAACTTCTTCACGAAGGGCTGCAAGGAGATACTGCCGCGCGGCGCTTCGTGCGGCCATTTTCCACATCCCGCCATCTGCTGCCGTCAGGCTGATGCTGCGGTCATCGTAGACGCGAAAAACAAATTCGCTCTCCGGCTGTTCGACCTCTTGGAAAGTGCGGTAAGGGGCCAGTTTCACGATGGGATTCACCCGCTGGGTCTCAACAAAGCTGACACCCTTACGGACCTGTACGGTCTGGGTCACTCCGTTGTCATCACTCTTGACGCTCTGGTCTACGCTCATGTGGGAAAGCAGGCTGAGAATGTAATCCACGTCATTGGTATTGCCATCGGAAGCCCGCTGGAACATGGAGCGCAGTTTGATCTGCGCTTCGTCAAAGCTCCACCGTACCTCCTCGATCATCGGCGGGAGGTCAGAGGCAATCGCCTCGTAAGGAGTCCAGCGGTGCAGGTCATCAGTTGCGTTCGGCCGGGTGAATACCCGCACATGGTCGTATTTCTCGCAGGAAATGTAGAGCGGATGATCGACGAAGGAATCAATCTCGGTCTTTACCAGCGCGGCCAGAGCATTCAGGCTGCGGGTGACTGCCCTCTCCGGCTTGGGAAGCTCAAGCGGCTCGATTTCTTCGTAGCTGCTGCCGGTGACAAGGAAGTTGCGACCGTTCACGGTCTGGGCTTTCGGCTCTGCGGACTTTTTGCCCAAATCGGCCAGAGTGTTGATTGCGTCTGCGAGGAAGCTGTTCTTGATGTCCATGATGTTTTCCTTTCTTTATGCGGTGTAAATTTCGTCGAACTTGAGGACTTTGCGTTGCGGTGCTACTCCGCCGAAAGTGTCAAACTGGCCGGGGATCTGCGGAGTGAGTTCCACTGCCACAACATGACCTTCCTCATTGCCGACCGCAAGCGCAGTCTTGACCGGGTGCATGGGTGCCAGCGTGCTGGAAGCAGTGGCGCTTACCTCGATGTGCTGGCGCTCTTCGTCCGGCTCAAGGATGATCTTGACGGTGATGGTCCGCTTGGCCGCTGCCTTGGTGTTGGGGTCTCCGATGTTCTGGATGACCCGGCCCATCTCATAGTCGAGACGCTCTTTGATCGCCCCGTTGGCCATGTCGAGTAAGCTGCTTACATTCGTTTCCATAGATAGTCTCCTTTTGTTAATGATGATTGACTATGTAATCCGATTCTTTTATCGGTTACAGGCTTGCAGTTTTTCTCCAGATGTGTTATCCTCCGGGGTGATGGGCTAGAGAAGCCATCACCCCTTGCAGGCCCGCCGGTGCTGGAACACCGGCGGGCTTTTTTGTTTTCATGCGTCCCTCCGGTTCTGCCGGTACTCCGGCTCTTGGGGGCGGGCGTGGTTGCGGACGATTTTGCCGTAGCCGCTGCGCTTATACCGTTTGTTGTCCTCATGCATCCCATAAAGCGACATTGTCAGCCCGGCAGTGGATGCAACAATAATCCAAGGCGCGGTATGCGCAGCCTCGGCGATGTCCCAGCCGCCCCAGTAAGCCAGCGCAACGGCCAGCCAGGAGCAGGCCCAGCGCACCACCTGCACCGCGCCGATGATTGCCAGCAAAGCCAGCCCGTCCAGCGCTAAGATGAGTCGAAAATTCATCGGTTTCTTTCTCATTCTCTCGGTTCCTCCTTTGTATAAACCTTTTCGAGCTTGTAAAAGTCCTTCACCCACGCCATAAAACCGGCGCGGGAGATGTCAGGGCAAGGCTCTTTTGTTCCTACGGATGGCTTTGACCATTCCGGGAAAACTCCCGCCTGAATTTGAGCTCCCAGGACCTTTTCGGTCTTTGAGATGTTGTTGTCCCGAAGGATCTGGACGCATTCGCCTATCGTAAGGCTCGGCTTCTGCATGGCCTGCTCCTTTCTTTCAATTTGGTTTTGCAGTGCTTTTTACGGCTATACTTCCGCAAACTCGCCGCCGTTCCGGCGGCCCAGGTGAACGTCCAGTGCATCAATGTGCAGATGGCCCACACGGCGGTGCAGGTAACGCCCCACGAGATGCCCAGAAGGGCGGCAAACGCGATGATGATCGCCAGTGCTTCACCCATTGTTCCGTGCCTCCTTTGCGGCGAACTCAGCTGCCTGTGCCGCTGAGTTCGCGCACCACTTGCCCGCCGGGGCGGTCTTGCGGGGGTCTTCCTGGGCTGCTGCAGCTTCGTCCTCTTCCAGCAGCTTGTTCAAATCGGCCAAGAACTGGCCACACATCTTTGCTTTTATATCTTCCTCCGACCGGCCATACGGGCCGCAAAACGGCCCGGACTTGAAAAATGACCTTGAACGGAAGTCCTCTTCTAAGAACTGATACTTGCCGATCAGCTGGAAAACTTTATCGCGCATCGTGGTTTTCATAAAGATCCTCCTTGCATCAATGACGCATAACAATGTTGGACGAATGAACCAGATAGGTCACGCCGTCAATCTTCACTTGCAGCTGGTCGCCCTCGTAATCGTCCCAACTGTTCAATTTCCCCTCGACAATCGTTCCATCAGGCATTTTCAGCTGTGCCCATGAGTAGCTATACGTCAGGTCTACCACCTGCTTATTGCATCCGGCCATCAGCAAAGCGCTTGCCAATACGGACACTACGCCTACAATAACTTTTTTCATGCTTATACTTCCTTAACAAACTTCCCGGAGGTGGTGGTGTTCCTCTGGGCAGCGGCTGCGGCAAACAAGCTGGTCTGGCCGTTGGTCTGCTGAATCAGCATCACGGTGTTGGTGCTGGGCTTCCAGCGCTGAATGTACTCTACCGCCTCGTCAAAGCGCTTACGGGGGATGTTGCCCACGCTGTTTACCCGGAACCAGTCCTGCACATCGTGGTTGCACTCGCTGTACACCTTGCTGCGCACGTGGTTGTCGATGTAGGCCGGGGTGTCCTCGCCGCCAAGCGCCGCGATGACGGCCCGGCTGATGGCCTTGCGCAGCACACGCTGCTGGTTGTAATCCACCGTCATGGTGTTCTCCAACGCGGTGAGCCGCTCTTCTTGCCGCTGGGTGCGGTTGTCCAGCATAAACAGCGCCTGCATCTCCTTGCTGAGCTTGGGCATCATGTAGCTGCCGGTCTTGCGCAGGGTGGGCAGCACCTCGCTTGTCACCCAGCGCTTAAACCGCACCGCGCCCTCCAGCTTGCTGCCAAAAATCAGGCTGTACAGGCCGGACTCGTTGATAACGGTGGTTTTGCTCTTGTAGTTGGAACCATCACCCTGAATCAGGGTAGTGGTTTTGTCCTGTTCATCAACATGGGCCGCCAGCGCGTTTTCTGGTTTTGCGTAGCCCAGCGCCGCCGCCACGTCCTTGCCCACGAACCACGGCTCACCGTTCTGGTCTACCGTGCGGATGTCCCCGAACTCGGGGTTGTTGAAAATCTGAATGTTTGCCATGCGAACCTCCTTAAAAAACGCCTTTCAGTGAATGCACTGTAATTCCGAAGACCGATACTTCATGGCTTCCGTCACTGTAACGTGTAGTTTTTCCTCCCAAGCTACCGATTGTTAAGATTATGTGTCTATATCTCTTGCAAAAATCCATCCCAATATCGCTCGGGTATCCATCTTGTAGGCCTTCAGACCTGTGTTTTTGCATCATGCTCCAATAGCTATTCAAATCTAGAACGACGCTTTCAACGCACTCCTCTGGCGTTCGTTCTTCCCACTTACTCATCATCGTAGACCACGATCTCGTTCAGTGTGACCTTGAAATACTTTGCAAGTTTGAGCAGCTGCGAGATACTGGGTCCGTAAATCGAGCGCTCCCACTTTCCGATTGCGCCATTGCTCAGGCCTGCCGCCGCCTCCAGATCGGTGCGGCTCAATCCGTGCAACTTGCAAAACTGGTCGATTTTTGAAACATTCACTAGCAATTCTCCTTTCCGGGCTTGAAAATCACTAGAAAATATGCTACTATGTAGTTGCGAGGTACAAAGTGAATAAAATCTAGCGTCTGCCCGATATAATATTGTCAGGGGCTTTGGTTTTGCTTGCCCTGTGCTTAGTATTATACTAGCCAAGTGGCTATTTTGCAATAGTCAATTTGCAATTTAGTGAACATTTGGCTATTTTTACAAAATAGCGAGGTCTTTTTTATGCGAAATGTGGAGAGGGCTAAAAAAATCGCTACCGAAAAAGGAATCAATGTTTCTTTTGTATGCAGAGAGGTCGGAAAAAGCCGTGGCTATATTTCGCAAATGCTAGTAAGTGGGCGTGACTTCCCAGATGAAATGCTAGCGCCAGTAGCCAATGCGCTAGGTGTCACGGTCGAAGAGTTGACCGGTGAAGAGCAAAAAGAAAAGCCCAGCACCCCGGAGACGGTAAGCCTGAGTGGGCTGTCCCCAGAAGATGCTGAGCTTGTAAGAAAAATCATGGCCGCATCGGACGCAAAAAAGAATGCGATCCGGGCGTTGTTGTAATTTAGCTGTTTAGAATATCGAGGACTTTCTGACGGAATGCAGGGTCGCTCTTAAGCTTTTCGATGATTTTTCTGATTTCGTCCGGGCTGAAAGATGTGTCCTGCATTTTGCTTTGTCCTCCTTATATAATTGTTATGTGTGAGGTGTTGCGGTATGGCACGAGGCGGCCGCAGGAAGGTATCTATTTATACTCAGCGAGACCGCGCAAACAAACGGTGGCTTAAAAAAGTCGGGAAGGCAATCACGCCAAGCAAACGCACACAACGTGCAATAGCAGAAGCTATATTTTCTCCCGTTCCTTCTAGCTCTACAATTCAGAAAAGAGCGCCGTACAAGCAAGCACCCGTAAAATGGAAAGACGCAAGGCCTACGCTTTTGCAATGGGCTGGTTGCTTTGCTATTGGTTTAATTTGCTTGTGTCCCATACTGAGCATCTGGAAACCTTCTTTCAATATTTCAGAAATTTCCCTTTTGTTCGTCGCTTTCTTTGCCTTTCCTTTTTTGGTTGCAGCACTTTGCGTTGTCGATTATAACAAAACTAAATACCGCTCTTATCATTCGGGAGACACCGCAGCTGCTCCAGATACTTTTGATTTCCCTACAATGGAAAGCATTGATAAGATCGCCCCAGAAGAAACAATAGCAGAAATCGACCGGATGAACGCCAAGATTTTCATGGATGAATTTCAAGATTCCATGAATATCATGCAGAAAACGGCAGATCCAGATACTTTTTTCTCTCGGTATGACCTTGCTTTGGAACGTCTCGACAACATGATAGAGCTGCAACAGAAGGGAATAAAATTCACCTGTGACCTTCCAGCCTTGAAAGCTCAGGCGCTTGACCAGGAAACCACTGCTGAAACTGTAAATGTACTGATAGATAATGCCTATGCAAAACAGGTTCAGAAACTTTCCGCTCTCAAGACTGAGCGTGGCCGCTCAAACTCTACGCAAAGATGGTATGCATCTTTTGAGCCGTTTTTAGACCGAATGCCACTCTGCTCTAAAACGTATCTTGAAATGAAGCACACCGCTTTGCAAGAGGTGTAACCAATGGATTTATTTACAGCGTTTTCGTTTATGAATGGCGAAGAACCACCAATTCCGGCAGAAGAACAAAAGTATTATCAAGAACCGTCCTATTATAAAGATTATGTTCCGTCTTTCGCTCTTGATGCCGTGAATGGTATGCGTCGAGTGGTTCCGTTTGCAGAGCAGATGCAAAATCAGCCCTCTACCGAGAATGGATTGTACCGAACTGAAATTGCATTGCTGAAATATTGCTCATATGGAACATATCCGCACCCGAGATATGGTTATCCGGGTCTTTGGTGGTTTGAGTATGGCATAAAAAATGTTGGCTATCATCTTCAAACGCTAGAAAAGCGGGGCTTTATCCAGATGAATGAAAAAGGCAAGTATTTTTTAACCGAAAAAGGAAAGTCTGAGCTCGAATCCAACATTTCGATGCTCAATATGTAGGTCACAACTGAATTATACAGCTGTTGATTGTATCACGTCAAGCGCGTTTAATCGCGAAAAAATGCGTAAAAAATTTAGCATTTGCGCTGAATCGCTGAAATTTACGCTGACTTTTTGCTAAATACGCGCGTTTTGCGCGAACAACGTGCAAAATATGCACGTTGTTATCCGTGGTTGCAAGATTGTTGCAATTTTTGCAACAGTTCAGCGGCAAGCTCCCCGCCGGGCGCGTCTGATGCGGCCTTGAGCTGCCGGATGTCCCCGGCCTTGCGGATCACGAAAAGTCGAGCCCGGGCCTGTCCCTCGGGCGGCATATCCTCATAGCAGGCCAGCGCGGCGCGGATGTGGGTGCAAAACAGCTTCATCTTGTCCATCTTTAGTCCTCCCAAGGTTCAGGTGTATGCGCGGTACCCGTCAAAACGGTGGCGGGCATCCCGTCAATGATGGTCATTTCGTTTTCTTTGCCGTTTCTTTGCTCGAAATCCATTTTATTTCACCTCTGTTTTTGTTCAATTTGTCCAACTTGTTTTAGATTTTACCATTTTATGGGAAAACTTGAAGGACTTCCGCTCTGTCGAGTGGCATGGGTTTTTCCCATGTCACTTTTTGTTTTTATGGCATGGAAATTTGTGAGGTTATAATTGATGAGCTACTTTACTGCGGAAAAGCTTGGTGTCGCATTGGCGCGGGCCAGAGTCGCGGCAGGCTTGAGCCAAGTCGACATGGCCCGCCGGATCAACAAGGGAAAGGCTACGATCCAGAGCTGGGAGTGCGGGGCGTCCAGCCCACCGGCTGACAAGATAATGGACTGGTTCGAGGCTTGCGGGACTTCTCCGCTCCCCGCCATGCAAGAAATGCTGCACCCAGAACTTTATAAAGAGCCCGTACAGCGCAAATCAGACGAAGAGCTGGATGAGGCGCTTACAGAATACTTTCGCACAGCGCCGCGAATTGTAAAAGAGATGGTGCTGTTTATCCTTTTGGGCCGACATGGCAGTTATCCACCGGCGGTGTTTGCTGAGGTGTGCGCAAACCTGCACACTCCCTTGCAGAACAAGGTATCCGTCTGCGGCCAAATACTGGACAACTACGGGTTCGCCGTGGCTACAGGAACAGACCCGATCCCGTGGGAAGTCCAGCCTCCGGTGAGTCTGCTGCAGTCGGCATACCAGGCGGGAAAAGAGGCCGCGAAGAGCGGCGAGACCGACTATACTGCAAAGCGAGGTGAAGAGCGTTGAGGTGTATTCGCGCCTGCTGCCGTCGGGAAATACCGGATGATGCATCTTTTTGCCCCTACTGCGGCAAGAAGCAGCCCGAAGCCGCCCCGCAGCAAAGAAAAAAGCGCCGCCGCCCAAAGGGCAGCGGCAGTGTATATAAGTTGAGCGGGACAAGGTCAAAACCGTATGTGGCCCTGACAGCCAAGCGAGACGTTCTGGGAACCTTTGCGACGCCGGGCGAAGCAGTACAAGCGCTGGACGCTTACAACGCCCAGAACACCCCAGCAGCGCGTCTGAAATGTACTTTTGCGGATGCCTATGCCCAATGGAAAGCGCAGCCCAAATTTGACAAGCTCAGCACTGATATGAAAAAGGGTTATGAGCTGGCCTATGCAAAGGCTGCGCCGCTGTATGACCGACAGCTCCGGGACTTAAAAGCCGCAGACTATCAACAGGTGATTGACCAGATGGTGGAAAAGGGCCTCTCCCGCAGCTCCTGCGAAAAGCAGCGCACACTTTTCAGCCAGATCTGCGAGTGGGCAATGGCTCAGGACATCATAAACAAAAACTATGCCATGCTCTTGCAGCTCCCGGCGGCTACAGGCAAGGCAGAGCGCACCTTGACTGCTCAAGAGATAGAGCAGATAATCAGCCGACAAGACGACCCGAAGCTTGGGCAGACAGCGCAAATCGCAATGGTGCTGCTCTACACCGGTATGCGTATCGATGAGCTGCTCTCCATGCGCTGCGACGATGTGCATCTAAAAGAGCGGTATATGCAGGGCGGCGAAAAGACCGAGGCGGGCAAAAACCGCATTATCCCTATTTTGGACCCCATTTATAAAATTATTGCCTTTTGGATGCTCGACAGCGGCTGTGAGTGGCTGATACCGTCCAAAGCCGGTACAAAGCTGGACAAGCGCAACGTGGCTACAAAGTTTCGAACCTTGATGCAGGAGTGCCATATAGAGGGAGTGCATCCGCATACGCTGCGCCACACGGCCAGCAGCAAGATGGTGGAGTGCGGCCTGGAAAAGACCGCCGTGCAGGCCATCTTGGGCCACAAAAATTTCTCCACCACAGCCAACAAGTACGTCTCCCACAATGACCCGGATTATCTGTTGCAGGAAATGCAAAAGATGAAGTATTGATTTGTTAGATTGTTTGTTAGATTGTCATGTTCATTCAGGAGGTTTTAAGGCATTTTAAGCAAAAAGAAAAACGCACGGATGATTCGTTTTAATCGTTCGTGCGTTTATTTTTGGAGCTGGTGACAGGAGTTGAACCTGCAACCCACTGATTACAAATCAGTTTTATTTTACTATTTATCGATAAAAATTCAAAGTTTGTTAGTCTTACGTTAGCTTATTGAACTTAAAAATTCAACTTTTCAAGTTTTGGCTGTATGTAAAAATAACACATTTTGTGTTGTTTTACAATGCGGTTATCTTCCGCATGACCAACTCATACTCTTTCGGGTATGCAAGCTTTATGGCGCTCATGTGCTCATCAAGCACTTCCATCAAGCCTCCAAAGGGCGCGGCGCTGGCCGCTTCCACGAACTCGCTTTGCGGATTTGCTTTTGTGGAGTATGCCGCCGGGTACGACGCGGGAGGCAGCGCTTGAGTCTGCATTTCTGCCGGTGCCTGCTTTTCTTCCAGCTCATTCCTCACGGTGCAGAGGGCGGCAAGTTTTTCCACGCTCTGCCAGTCCGTCGATCCGCATTTCAGCTTGTGGATATGGGTGTTGATCTCGTCGATGTCCATACTTGCCGCCCTCCTCCCTTATGCGTTGCGCAGAATGTCCGCCGCGCGTTTGTAAGCGTCTCGCTCTGCGCCGGTGGCGTCCTGCATCATGTCCTCAATGTCAGAGATCATGCGATCACGGCCATCCGTGCGGGAGTAGTGTCCGCGCACATAGTGACGGCCACGGTTGGCGTAGCTGTTGCCCCGGTTGTAACCGTTTCCGGCATCGTGGCCGAAAGTCCCGCGCATGTCAGCTTCCCACTCGCTTGTTCGGCTGTACTCGCCGCCCTCGCAGTAGTCCGCAATGCGGTGGATGTCCAGAATGATGTCCACGATCTCGCCGATCATCTCAACATCACCCGGGGATCGGTTCTTTTTGTCGGTCAGCTCCATGAGCTCATCGCACATCTCATCCTTCAGGTGATTCAGTTTATCCAGCATGATTTTATCTCCTTTCTTATGCTACCCGCTCAACGATCAGATTGCTGTTTGCAATGCTGACTGCCTGCGTACTGGTGTTTTTAACCGCCACGGTCACGCAGCAGCCACGCGGCACCTCGATAAACGCAGCCACGAACACATTGAAGTAATTTTCGACTGCCGCCGGTGTAACAATGGCCGTTGCGCTGTTCAGCGGCTCGCCAGCGATCGCCAGCGCTACAGAGATAGCCCCGGCAGTGCCACCGGTAGGTACCGCGATGTTTCCGCCAAAGCTCACCTTGAAGCGGGCTTTGCACTGGTTTGTCAGGCCGCGCAGGGTCACGATACCCGCGCCCTCACGATGGACGATGCAGGCCGGGCCTTTTACGGCAGTCTCTGTCAAGGGAAGATTTTCCCCGGCGGATACCGTCACGATATTGGGATTCGTAAATTCAGCCATTTTATCGGCTCCTTTCATAAATAAAAGCGCCGGGACTTCTGCCCCGGCGCTCTGGTTTGCAAAATCAGCTCAGGGCTGAACAGGTGACAAAATGACACCAGTTGCCATTATTTGGTTATGCGCAGCCGTTACAGCCGCATCCGGTGCCACAGTTACCGTACTGGTACGGAGCAGGAACCGGGAAGGCAGGAACGGGACGCGGGTTGTAGTAGGCCATCTGACCGCTCATGTATGCCTTGAGGGTCTCATTCTGCGCCGCCTGGGAAGCTGCAAGCTGAGCCGCAAAGAGCTGCTGGCTCTGCTCCGCGATCTTGGCGTCCTTTGCCTCGATGCGCTGAGCTGTGAGAGCGTCCAGGATAGCCCGGGCGTTCTGGTTCTGGTTGTCTACGATGTCCCGGGTCGCGTTCTGCACAGTGTTCCGGGTCTCGCAGGACTGGGTAGCCAGATTGTAATTGACGCCCTGGATAGCAGACCGGGTCTCGCAGCAGCAATCCTGTGCCTGCATCTGCATAGCAAACAGCTGCTGCATGAAAGCGGCCTGCTGATTTGCACGGCTGATCTCGGCGGACATGAAGCCGTTACTCACGGTCTGCTGGACGCCGTTGATGAGCTGTGCCTGCTGGTAGAAGCCGTCACACATACCGTTGTTTACGCCATCGATCTTGCGTTCGATGTTGGCGAAGTCGCTGGTCAGGATGTAACCATCCACGACGCCGGCGCCGGTCGTCCCGGCACCGGCGCGATTGCCGCCCCAGTTACCGCCCCAGCCGCAGAAGATGAAAAGGAAGAGCACGATGATCCACCACGAACCATCGCCGCCAAAGCCAAAGCCATTGCCATTGTTGGTATTGGCGGGCTGCACCGGCATAGTCAGGCCGATGTTGTCAGAAGAAAGAGACATTTTGTACTCCTTTCGGAATTTTTGATTAAAAGTGTATCTCAACCGTGGCCACGGTTACGGCTTATTGCAAAAACTGCTGGAACTGCTGAGCCATTGCCTGAAGCTGGTTGAGCTGGTCTTGGCTCATCTGCCCGGATTGCAGGAGCTTTTGTACCTCCTGCTTTGGGTCGCCCTGAAAGTTGGCCTTGAACTGTTGGAACTGCTGCATCATCTGTCCGAACTGCCCCATAGGGCCGGGCATGGAGGATGCTTTGCCGCCGCCCAGTGCATTAAAAAGAGGGTTTGCCATAATTACTTGACCTCCGTTTCAGGTTTTGTGGGTTCTTGCTTTTCCAGCGCCTCGCAGCGAGCCGCCAAAGCGTCAAACTCCGCCCGGGTGACGAACTCCCCGCCAGGCTGTTGGACAGCTTGAGCGGGCATCTTAGCCGCTGTGGTCCGTTCTTTGTAATCAAAGGCCCTGAGCGGCAGCGGCATTCCGCTTGCGTCCGTGCTCTTGATGTAAAAGGCGCTGTTCTCGCTGTCCATCAAGAGTACGCTGTTCCCGGCGGCTACCATGTAGGCTTTTGCGCCCTCTTCGCCCTGCACCCAGATGATAGGAGGCGTAGATGGGGAGCTTTGCCCTGTCGGTTGGCTCATCATGGGCGGCTGATACCCGGCATTCTGCCGCAGCTGCGTGAGCTGGTCAGGCATAGGCTGCCCGTAGTAGTTTGGCATTTGATAGCCATATGGATTGTACGGCATCGTTTAGTCCTCCTTGTACCAGTAGTAGATCGGGCATTCCGCGCCGCTGTCCCAGCTGTCCCACCACTTGCCATCGATGACGGCCAGAACGTGGCCGGAACACCCCAGCACATACACGCCGTGCGGATACTCCCGGGCAAAATCTGCCACGGTGTAACAGGTGGTGCAGTCTGCCTCGACAAGGCGGCGCTTGAATCCGTGCTTTTGGAGGTATGCGCCCCATGTGCGGTTGGCGCTGGGCATATCGCCGAGAGCAAAGCCGGTCAGCGCCAATCCAATGTAGGCCTGCTCCCAGCTCTGCCCAGTGGCTGCTGCTACCGCACGCACGGCGCAATCTCCAACGCTGCTCCCGTGGGGGTTGGGGCTGAACTTGTTCCACATTGGCGCTTGCCTCCTTTGCGCCCAGTGTAGCAGAGCCGCCCGGCGGGAGAGACAACGAAGGTGCAACGAAGGACAAAAATGAGCTATTTGCCAAATGAAAAAAATGCTCATTGAGCATAAAATTTTACAAAAAGCCTTGACTTTTACGCACAATGAGCGTATAATAAAGACAGTGAAAGACACATGAAACCACAACGGAGGAACAAAAGATGAAAAGCTTTAACCTGCACGACATCATGAACACCGCTTGGAAGATCCGCAAGGCCGCAAAGGTCAGCATGAGCGAGGCCCTGAAGAAGGCTTGGCGCATTGCAAAAGCCATGGTGCTTGGCGCCCGCGTTTGGGAAAAGGGCGGCAAGTCCCGCCTGTACCTGAACGAGGCCGGGAAAGCCATCATTGGTCTGACCTATTCCACCTACAACTCCGGCAATATCTGCTGGGCAGAGATCAGCGGCGAGGAAATCTCCAACGCCGAGTGTGGCCGGGTCTTCAACGCTCTGTACGACGCTTATCTCGATCTGGCCGACTGGACTATCCACACCGGGCTGTCCAAGTCTGCTGCATCCGTCAAGGAATCCCTGACGAAAGCATTTGCTTTGTAAGAAAGAGGTGATCAAAATGAAAAAGCTCACTGCTGAAGAATTCGCAGCCAAGGTTATGTCTACCGGAATTGAGCTTGAGGTCGATGAACTCCGCACCCAGTCCATGCGGAAGTACGAGCAGGAGTGGTCAGAAGAAGAGATCCCGGACGATGAGCAAGCCGTCGTGCTTGACATCTACGCCCACATCAACGTGCACGATGGGGACGTCAAGACTGAAAACCTCAGCGGATCTGATTACATGCTGACCGCAGAGATGCAACTTACGCAGCAGCAGGCGGATGCCCTGTACAATGGCGACTCGGAGATTGAGCAGATCGAGCGCCAGATCATCATGGAGGAGATTTATCCGCAATACGAAGCTTTCTTGGAAAGCATGCAGTAAACAAAAAATCCCCCAGACGGCGCGCGAACACCGACTAGGGGATTTTGTGAAAGACACCTCACGTGGAGGCGTTTATAGTGTACTACAGCGTGAGCGAAAAATCTAGGAGGTTTTTATGTATACTACCGCTGAACTTTTTAATATGGCTGCCGACCCGGAAGTATCTCAGATTGCGTTCCTCAACAGCGTGACCATGGCCATCCCGGACGATGCCGACGGCTGCGCCGATCTGGACGCCGAGAAAGCCCGTCTGAGCCGTATCTGGGCAGCAGCGCACATGAGTGTGCGGGAGATGGTGGAGGCATCCGGCATCAGTCAGACCGCCTTTGCAAAAGGTGCGGGTATCCCGCGCCGCACGGTACAGGGCTGGTGCCTTGGCGAGAGGGAGTGCCCGGTGTATGTACGCTTCCTGCTGGCCGAGCACTACAAGCTTTTGTAAAAGAAAAAGCGCCCACACGGCACAAAGCCGCATGGGCGCTTGGTTTTTGAGCTATTATTTTGTATGTGCCTGCAAAAATTCTTCGACTGCCTGCTTTAATACAGCATTCGGAGTCGTGCCAGCATCTGTGCACGCTGCTTTAAACCTTTCTGCGTAGTCTTTTTTTACGCGGCAGGCCAAGCTTGTCATGTTTTCCTTGTCCCATTTGGCATTGGATGCCTTTTTCTTTTCAGAGATCATAAAAGATACCCCCTGTTTCATTTGCCTTAGTATAGCACAAAACGGCACTGTTTACAATGTCAAATATGCACAAGACGGCACTATAAACATTGTCAAAAATGTCAATTTACATGCACTGTAAATAGTGCTATACTATAATCACAGCAAGGAAAACATAATATTGGAGGACTATTATGAACGAGTTATTTGATCAAAAGGTTTTGGATTTTCTTTCTAATCTTGAAGAAGAAAGTTTTTACAGTTACACTCAAAACCCTTGTGAAAAAACCAAGGATATTCACGAAAGGGCAAAAAAGAAATTGCTTGAGTATGCGCACAAATACGGAATTGCATAAACAACAAAACCCCCGATGCTCCAAACGGAACACCGGGGGTTTCTGCGTCTCCCACATGGTACGCACTGTAAAATATGCAACGTCGGACAAAAAAAGATATCATAAATAATTTATTTTCTCAAATTTAATGTTGACAAAATAAATTATTTATGATATAATAATGGTGTCAAGAGGAACACCAAACAACAGATGGAGGACGACGACAATGACTAAGTTTTATGATGGCAGCAAGCTCCTGAGCATCGAAATGACCGATACCGCCAACGGCGCACACTTTGAGGCTGATTTCTTCGAGGCCGCCGGCCTCGAGTACAACGCCGATCTGGGCGCTTACAAGGTCGAGGATGTCGAGTATCTGGCCGACTACGCCCAGAGCTACGCCGACGGCACCAACAGCGACATCGAATACACCGTCGATGAGGACGGCAATGTTGTGGTCCCCGGCTTCACCGTCGATTATGACATCGAGGTGATGTGATGGCGTACTCATGGGTGCTCATCGACCCGGACGGCAACACTCACAAGGCGGTCAATCTGTTAGACTGGGCTCGTCAAAATCATTTGCTGTTTTTTGACGACGACATCCCAGAGGACGTTGCCGCAAAAAGGATCGCGGAAGGATTTAGGGCGATTGCCACATCTATCCGGGGTACTCGGTTAAGATCACGCCCGACATCGAGCTATAAAGGGTGGCAGCTGGCCGGGCTTCCCACGCCCAAAACGACAGATGACGATAACTTTGACAATGTGGAGGATACCATGCGCAAAATAATCAACGGCTCTCGCTACAGCACCGATACCGCAAAAAAGATCGCCCACTGGGAGTCCGACCAGGACTACACCAGCTTTACCCACTGCGAGGAGACGCTTTACCGCACCAAGGCAGGCAAGTGGTTTATCCACGGCACCGGCAACGCGGCCACTGTGTACGCCGTCCGCCGCGGCGACGGATGGACGGCCCCCGGCGAGCAGATCGTGCCGCTCTCCGAAGAGGTCGCGCGAATCTGGGTGCTCGAGCACCTTGGCGAGGAACAGTGCGACGCCATCTTTGGCACCGGAAGTGAGGACACAAAGGATGTGCAGGCTACGGTCTACATCCCGGGTCCGCTCGCCGAAAAGATGGCAGCTCGGATAGATGCAGAGCAGTGCAACCGAAATGAGCTTATCCTGCAGGCGCTGCGGGAATATCTCAAGTAAACAAAAAAATCCCCCGATGCTCCAAACGGAACACCGGGGTTTTTTGTTTGTATGCAGAATCAGCTCTAAAATGTGACCCTACTTACACTTAGACCGATATGAGTATATCACAAATTCAGCATTTTATCAATGCCTTTCAGCCGGTAGCCTATCGCTGTCCGGCTGTAATGTGTCTGCGCTGCAATCTCCGGCAGCGGGAGCCGCTCAACGTACCGCAGTAAGGCTATCTTACGGTCTACCCTCCCAAGCGGTGCGCTTTTGATCGCGGCGGTCATCCGCTGTCTGTCAAGTCCTCGCAGCGCAGCGGGCAGCACTACGCGAGCCGCCGCCACAGGCAGCACCGAGCCAAAAAGGCTGCGGCAGCTGTCCGGCGTTGCGCACCATAGTGCCAAGCGCGGCAAACCGGTGACAAAACGTCACCAGTTTGTTGACGTTACCAAAATCGCAATGAGTTCGACTTTTAACAGCTAAAAAGTTGAACTCATTTGCTAAAATGGCCGTTTTGGGCCACTTTTGGGAATATGTAGTGCTGCTCATAGTCTTACTCCTTACTCAGTGCCGCCTTCATGCGGTCAAAGAAAAACTGGATCACCCGCCCGATGGTCTCATCGGTGATGGCCCAGCTGATGAGCTTGCCGTATTTGCTGGCGCTCAGAGCGGCCCGGAGCATCTTGACGACCCACGCCTTGCGCTCTGCGCCGCGCTTTGTCCCCTGGATCTCCTGCTCAGCCCTCTCGATGAGGTCCAGCACCAGCGGCTTTACCGCTGCGCCGTAGCCCAGCCGGATGCAGCCCAGAGCGTAAAAGATCACGCCCCCCAGCATCAGCACTGCCGCCACCGGGGCAGGGATAAGGTCAAAAAGCTTAGTTGCCAGTGCTTCCATGATTGGTCACTCCTTTTAACAGATAGTTGTCGATGTCGGCGCGGCTCTTCTGCATCCCCTCGCGATTGTTGCCGGACAGCTGCGCGTCCAGCAGATTGCGCACCCCGTCGAGGGTCAGACGGCTCACCTCGTCGATTTCTTCAAAGCGGCGCAGGTCACGGGCGAGGGCCTGCGTGTGCTGAAGCTGGCCCTGCTCCAAGGTGCCGATGCGCTTGTCCAGCTCATCCAGCCGCTTGTTCTGCGCGTTGTCCGGCTCCTGCGCCTTTTTGATGTACTTGTGGATGATGTCCAGCACCTTGTCGATGGTGATGGCTGCAGCGCACAGGCTGCCCAGGATGCCCAGTACCCACAGCAAAGCTTCTTTTTCGGTCATTTGCCCTCCCGGAGACGGGTCAGGCCCTTCTTGCGGATGATTTTGGGGTAGTTGACGGTGGTGACGTTGAGGTCCACGTTGCCCGTGATGCCCGGTACGCTGCCTTCACTGGTGTGCTGGTGGGCGTTGTAGTGGTAGCCGACGGCGGGGGTGCGCCCGGTCGTATCGGACAGCCAGACGTCCCAGCGGTTTGCCAGACGGCCCATGTCCAGCTCCATGTTGGAGTAGTGGGTGTAGGTGTACAGCTGGGCGTAAAAGCCCATCCGCTCCACCTGTTCCAGCGCATAGGCGGTGAGGTTGGTGAGGTCGAGGGTACTCATGGGCTTGAGCTTGTTTTCCTCCACGTCCACCGCCACAGGCAGTGTCAGCTCCTTGCCGTACACCGCCTGCCGCAGCAGGGCAAGCTCTGCATCGGCCATGGCCTCGCTGGTGGCGTAGGTGTAGTAGTAGACGCCCACGTCCAGTCCGGCAGCTCGGGCGTTTCGGTAGTTGGTCTCAAAGGTCGGGTCGATGTACAGGCCGTCTGCCCGCTTGGAGAGATTGCGGTTGGTGCTCACGGTCTTGAGCATTGCCCCCTTGTAGCCCGCCGCTGCCACCTGCGCCCAGTCGATAAGGCCCTGATACCGGCTCACATCCACAAAGCGATAGGGCGGGTCACCCTCCCAGCCGGTTACAGCCTCTGCCCCGGGGGGTTCGGGAGGCTCCGGTGCGGGCTTTGCCTCTTCGGCATCCTGCTTGTCCCCCGGGCCAAAGATGGCCCGCACCAGCTTTTCCAGCAGCTCCAGCAGTTTACTCATTGTAGTCCTCCCCCGTGATCTCCTTGTACTGCTCTGCGGTGATCTCGTCCTCGGCCACCCGCTTGGCCAGCTCCCGCTTGACCCCGGTGCGGCGGCTTGCGGGCATCTCTGCCCAGGTCTTAGTCCCTGCGACCAGTCTGTTTGCCCAGATTTTGTCCATTTTGATGTCCTCCTTATTTGTTGACGGCGGCATCCAGCTCGCACAGCGAGTCCTCGATAGTCGCCAGCCGCTCCTGTGATTCCATATCCTGCTCGCACAGGGCGTCCTCCATCTCTGCGGCAGTCTTTGCCAGCTGCTCCGCCACGGGTCCGGTCTTGTCGGTCATCCGGTAGTGGCGGTCGATCTCGTACCAGTCATAGCAGCGCCCCTCCGCGTCCTCCGCGCTGCGCAGCTTGCGGATGACCCGGAAACTGTCGGTGATGGTCTGGTCGGGATACTCCCGCTCAAGCTGGTGGTAGCCGGTCAGACCGGTGTGAGCGTCGCCGATGGTCTTGAGGACTTCAGCGCCGCCCTCTGTGCCAAAAACATAGTCCACGTCAGGTTCTCCTTTCTCCGATGCTCTCGGACGACGTGCTTCAGGTCGCGGACGACCCGCTCTCCCCGAAACAGCCATTGATAGAGATGATAATTGTTGCAGTGCCGGAGCTGTCCGAGGCGCGAGAGCAGACTTGCTGCCGCTCTGGGCGTGATGGGCCTCCCCTGCCGCCTGCGCTTGCGATACCGCGCCAGCGCCCGCTTGATGTGCAGCAGATTCCGCTTGCGGGGAATGGTGTACCCTCTGCCGTAGCGATAGCCTACGGCATCCGGCAGGCGGCCTTTGGTGCGCTCATAGCCACGCCGGGGCGGGAGCAGCGGCTCTTTGCGCTGCGGTTTTGCCACCGGGAACACCTGCCAGTCGCCCTTGAGCTTCAGATCGTGGGCGTTCAGCCAGTCCTCCACAAGAATGCGGAGCTTCCGCAGCTTGCGTTTGTTGGGACCGAATGCGGTCATGTTGTCCATGTACCGGGCGTAGTGTTTGCAATAGCCGCTCTCCCGGATGAGCCGGTCAAGGGGCTGTAAGACGGCGTTGGCGAACCACTGGGAAGTGTACGTCCCCAGCTTTACGCCGTCCCGGATGATGCGCCGGATGAGGTCGAGGACACGGCAGTCCTTGTAGAGCTGCCGCATCCGGGCCATGACGACTTCCGGGGTCAGGCTGTCGTAAAAGTGGCGGATGTCGCCACAAAACTCGTACTTCATCCCCTTGCGGTCGTACTTCATCCATCGCTGGATGGCGTTCTTTTCCCGGTGCGGCCCGCGCTCCCGGATGGAGCCGCAGCAGTAAAAATCCATTCCCCGCATCATCCTGGGCTGCAAGACCTGG